CTTGGAGATGCTCGGCAAGATTGGCGACGTAGGCCTGTTCAACGAGCGGCGCGAGGTCACCGTCACCCACCAGACCACCGACGACGTGAAGGAGCGCCTGCGTGCCAAGCTGCAGCAGCTCCTGTTGATCGAGGACGCAGAGATCATAGAGGAGGGTGACGAAGATGAGTGAAGACGAGATTAGTGAAGTGATCGCGTTCCCATCGAAAGCTCCACCCGAGATGATGTGGGTGTGCGGCTGCGGTTGTGCCAGCTTCACGTTGGGCGGCGAGGGGGACCTCACGTGCACCGCCTGCAGCAGCCTGATCGTAGGTGCAGAGGGCGGCTGGTACGTGCCGAAGCTGCCAGACACCGCGTGGGAAGGAGATAACCCCATCACCCATGTCATGGGCAACGACTCGGTGGACTTCGCGCGCGAGCGGATGGGGCGCCACGCGCGCGAACCTGACGTGTCCACCATAATCGTCGTGCGTCAGTCAGGACAGATCCACACATGGACCGACGTGGACAACGCCGAAGACGTGCAGTGGCTGCAGGAGCGCCTGACGGCCGCCGAAGAGCTGATCACGAGAGGCGTCGCAGATGAGTAAAGACAAGACCACCGACGTCCACGTCATTCCGGGCGGTGACCTCAAGGCGCACGAGGCATCCCGCAACTGCTGGTGCAAGCCGGAGCCCGACGAGGATGCCTCCAACCTGTTTGTGCACAACCCGTTGGATGGGCGGGACCGGGCGTGGCACTGACAGGCGACGTCGGGTTCTCCGAAGCTGAGCTGCTCACCCTGCTGAAGAACATCGACCGGCTGACGCACGACGAGGCGGAGGAGGTAGAGGCCATGGTCTCTGACCTGCAGGCGCGCTCGGCGCGGCAAGCGGCCTACGACGACCTGATCGCGTTCTGCAAATACATGCAGCCTGACTACAAGGTGGGGCGACACCACCGCATCCTCGCTGACCAGCTTATGGCACTGGATAACGGCGCTAAGGACCGGGTGGCAGTAAATTTACCTCCTCGCCACGGTAAGAGTCAGCTTGTCTCCATATACTACCCCGCGTGGTATATCGGGCGTAACCCCGGCAAGAAGGTCATGATGGTGTCCCACACCACCGATCTGGCGGTGGACTTCGGCCGCAAGGTGCGGAACCTGATGAACGACACGCGATATCAGGAGATATTCGCGGGGATCACCCTCGCGCAGGACTCCAAGTCGGCTGGCCGGTGGAGCACGAACCACGGGTCCGAGTATTATGCCACGGGCGTGGGCTCCAGTCTGGCCGGGCGCGGTGCGGACATGCTGATCATCGACGACCCTCATGCACTGGAGATCAACACGCCCATCCCCACACCCAACGGGTTTGTGGCCATACAGGACCTCAAAGAGGGGGATTTTGTCTTTGGGCCCGACGGGGAGCCTGTCAAGGTGTTGGCCAAGTCAGAAGTGTGGCACGACCGCGAGCTGTATAGCGTCACAACAGATGACGGCGAAGAGGTTCTCTGCGACGCACAGCACCTTTGGGGGGTCAACTCCGACACAAACCTCGGCAAGGCAAAAGTCTACAACTTCACCGCAGAGTACCTATCGAATTGGCCAAAGGCAAACCGGCCAGTCATACCCCGTCACCAGCCTGTGCAGTACCCGGCGCGGAGCCTGCCCATAGATCCTTGGGTTTTGGGCGCATGGTTGGGGGATGGCACAACCTCTGGAGGCCGCATGACAGCCTGCCCGGCCGATCAGCCCTATATGCTGGCGGAGTTTGCCAAGGCGGGATACAAGGCCAGCCCTCTGACGAAAGACGGGTTCACGTTCACCGCCTACGGACTCATGCCCCAACTGAGAACGCTTGGTGTATTGAACAACAAGCACATACCCGAAGAGTATATGGTGGCTTCCACAGAGCAGCGCATGGCCTTGTTGCAAGGGTTGATCGACACTGACGGGTCTGTTGCGGCCTCTGGGCAGGCAGGGTTTTACAACTGCAACTTACGACTCGTAACGCAGGTTAAAGAGCTCCTGCACTCCCTCGGTGTCAAGTGTGCTGTTCGCACTTACCTTGATACTAGAGGACGCCACGCCACAAGCCAGCCCAACCACCGGGTAATGTTTCGTCTTGCAGACTGCGCGCGGATGCCCCGCAAGCTCAAGTACACTCGCACCCCCACAGACAAGCGGTCCCGAAGCATCGAGGTGGAGAACACCGGGGGACGGGGCTCTGTGCAGTGCATAACAGTGGATCGCGCAGACGGACTGTTTCTCGCTGGCAGGGGGTATGTAGTCACCCACAACTCCGAACAAGACGTGCTGGCGGGCAATTTCGAGGTGTTTGACAAGGCATATCAGTGGTTTACCTTCGGCGCGCGGACGCGCCTCATGCCCGGGGGCTGCGTGGCTTTGGTCCAGTGCATGACGGGCGACACCCCAGTCCTCATGCAGGATGGGCGCGAGAAGCCCCTGCGGGATATCCACGTCGGAGACATCGTTGCGACATATGACGACGGGCGCCTAGGCTATGAGAAGGTGGTGAACCATCGGTCAAATGGTATAGATTGCATATATGCAATCAAGATGACTTCTGGTATTGTTGTGAGGGCGAACGAACGACATCCGTTCTTGGTCCGCACACAAACAGGAGAGACTACATGGACACGTCTGAAAGACTTGAGGACGGGAGATTCCGTTGTATCGTTGAAGGATGCAGCCGTCCGTCCCGCGCGACAACCAAGCGGAGCAAGTGCGGGGCTCACCAGTCCTCCGACTGCTACCACCGGAAGAACCCCGACGCGCCCCGGCGCGGTGTGGGTCACTGGGGGAAGCACGTGGGCCAGAGCTGCTCTGTCGAAGGCTGTGATGCCCCTGCGAAAGCTAAAGGGTTTTGCACAAGCCACTATAACAAAAGCCTGTGGGCATCTGGAAAGAGGAGTCAGAGCCCCGAAGACAGGCGCAGGATACATCTTAAACACCGGTACGGGCTTAGTATGGAGGAGCACGACAGGATGCTGGTCGCCCAAGAGAGCAAGTGTGCTATCTGCAAGCAACCCCCCAGCAAGCACAACACCCGGGCGCACTGGAACAACAAACTGTGCGTCGATCACTGCCACGAGGGAGGGTATGTCAGAGCCCTGCTCTGCAACGACTGCAATCTCGCCGTCGGGTATGCAAAAACTGCAGAGACCGCCCTTGCTGTCGCCGAGTATCTGCGACTTCACCGAAGATCAGATTGAGTCGATCACCCCTGCCGGGCGGGAAGAAGTGTTCGATGTCCAGATAAACCGCACGGAGAATTTTATAGCGAACGGGCTGGTGAGCCATAATACTCGCTGGCACCTCCAAGACCTCACAGGCCGAGTCGTGCAGGACATGACCCAGAACGAAGACGCTGATCAGTACGAGGTGGTCGAGTTTCCAGCCATCATGGAGATCAAGCAGCCTGATGGGACGACCAAGGAGAGGGCGTTGTGGCCCGCGTTCTTCGATCTGGCAGCCTTGCGCCGCACGCAGGCTTCGATGCCCACGTTCCAGTGGAACGCCCAGTACCAGCAGGACCCGACAGCAGAAGGTTCCGCGCTCATAAAGCGGGATTGGTGGCGGATATGGACAGAAACCGAGCCTCCAGAGGCGGACTACGTCATCATGGCACTCGATGCTGCTGCGGAGCAGAAAGAGCAGGCCGACTACACCGCGATCACCACGTGGGGCGTGTTTTTCCGCGAGGAAGACCGCACAAACAACCTGATCCTGCTCGATGCGGTGCGGCGCCGGGTCGAATACCCCGAACTCAGGGTCCTTGCCAAGGAGATGTACGACAGATGGGAGCCCGATGCGTTCATCGTGGAGAAAAAGAGCTCCGGGGTGGCACTGTTTCAAGAACTGAGGCGCACAGGCATGATGCTGCAGGAGTTTACCCCCCACCGCGGGACAGGTAACAAGTTCGCGCGCATGCAGGCCGTGGCCGATATCGTGAAGGCGGGCATCGTCTGGGTGCCGACGACCCGTTGGGCCGAGGAGCTGGTAGAGGAGATCGCGAGTTTCCCGGTTGGCGCCCACGACGACCTCGCGGACACCGCAGTAATGGCGCTCACGAGGTTCCGACAGGGCGGGTTCATCCGCCTGCCCACAGACGAGGAAGAGGACGAGGCCGAATATGTCCCGAAACGTGCAGCCTACTATTGAGACGCAGGCGAAATACACAGAACTGTGGAAGCGGCGACGGAGGCTCCTCCAGAGCGGGGCGAACACGCCGCATCGCAAGCTCCCGCACTTCGTGAAAGCCGAGATCAACATGCTCAACGCCAGCATCAAGAACTTCGAACGGGTGTACGCGGTCACCACCCCGGAAGAGGAGCCCAGCAAGTGACTTCCGCTCAAGGCC